TATATTTTACAATAATATCTTGGTCCATGTTGCCACCACCTTCATGGGCTATTGGATAGTAAGCAGTAAAATCACCACTTGATAAAGCAATACCTATGACCATTCCGGCTCTTCTTGCCCAACCTGGGCCCATTGTCTTCAGTTGACTGTCACACGTTTCTAAATCAATTGCCACTACATCCCTGCCTTTCATAGAAGGCATTTCTGTTGGATGCAGCCACTCTGCTTTTACTTCGTCAATTTTAAAATTTTCCATTGCTACTAATTTCTCCTGCTATTGCTGCATAACCACACATGTCAATGAAGTTATCTATGTTACTTTTATTACCTTGTGTATTTCGTGATATCTTTAATAACACCATCATCAAAGCCACATCTTCAGCTGTAATACTAGCCATTGGTTGTAACTTTTTATCAAGATATATATTCCAAAACTCTGCAATCTCTGCATGATTTTCAAATGCATCACCATGCGTGTCATTCCTGTCACCACTGACAAGATCTTGCGCTTGTTTTAGTATTTCTTCTTTATTCATATTCTAAATCCTCCGTAATTTTGGTTACTAATAATATGTAAACTTTTCTTTGCTCGAGTAGCACCTACATAAAATACCCTATTCGTATCATCCGAATCATTTTCCATCTCTATTTGATTAGCTCTAGATAAATCTGTTAACAACATAACATTGTCACATTCACCACCTTTTGCTACATGAATTGTACTCATATTAATTTTAGGATCTGCTGTAATATTATCAAAGCGTTGAAGATTTCTAATATACTCTGCATCTTTTTTTCCTATAGAATTAAAAGCAACGTCCCAAGGAACATTAGTAAGCTTAAGACCATGATCGTCTTGTAAATCTACAATACTGTATTCACTATCTTCATTGGTAAAACTCTGCATATTTTTATGACCATGCTCTAACGCTGTTTTAGAAGGTAGATAACTATATACATCTTTAACATTTTTATAAGATACGTATTCACCGCAGTGTAATCTATCCCAGGTGTCAACTGCATTTAATAATTCTTTAGAAATAGGAAGCTTGTTATTTTTTTTATAAGGCAGTCCCTGTATTCTTAAATCATCTTCCATTTCGTTGTACATATATTTACATGTAGCAAGTATTAACCAATTGCCTTCACGTACATCTACACTTTCAGGATATGCATGGTGTCTAACTGATCCATCCACGTCTCTTCCTTTCCATACTTTAGGGCGGCGGTTAATAATTCTTTGCACAATTTCATCTGCTACATTGTGAACAAGTCTAGGGCATCTGTATGATTGATCTAATACTTGTTGATTTCCCTTCATGTTAATTAAATACTCTACGTCAGCACCAGCCCATCTAAATATAGCTTGGTCATCATCACCACTTATGTAAACACGTTTCGCGTTTTTAAATAATTTTTCACATACTTTCCATTGTAAAAGAGATAAGTCCTGTGCTTCATCAACAATAACTACATCTAACTCTGGCACATTACCAGTCTCTACAAATAAAGATAACATGTCTGTAAAATCACTCTTGTTATTTCTATGCTTAAACTCTTCTAATGAATTACGAGCACGTAAAAACTCCTGCCAAGAAAAATCTAAATTTTCTTTGTTGTAGTATTCATCAAGCTCCATCATCTTCATTCTAGATTTATTATATTCTTTTAAAAAAGCATTATCAGTAGTCACTATTCCATTGTCATCCCAATCAGCGTGAACAAATGTCATGTCTACACCGTAGTCATCGGCAAATTTTTTATAATCAGCTGAACGCATAACTTCAGAATTAGCCATGTTTAATTGTCTTTTACCAAATGAATGCAAAGTTCTAAAGTAAGGTAAGTCATCATCAGTGTAATTAAATTTAGCTTTAGCACGATCACGTGCTTCATTAGTTGCTTTCGTTGTAAAACTAACAAAAGCTAATCTGTCTGGTCCAGTGTTATTTTTTAGCTCCTGGTCTACGATCCGTAGTAAGTTTTCTGTTTTCCCTGTTCCTGGAGGTCCTAGTATAATATTAATTTCCGGCAATGCGACACCCTCCTTCCCTATCAACAAATATAAATTTCATCTTTAATTTTTTTTGTTCTTGTGTAAGTTTTCTACATATGCGTGTTCCAGGCTTCCATGTCTTGCGGTAGCTTTCACTTTTTACATCATATATTTGCACTGCACCCTTTTCATTTATAGCAATAAGGTCTGCTGGACCTACTCCATATAAATTTTTAAATACAAAATAACCTTTGTTAATTAAAAACAGCACAGCAAATTGTTCAGCGCGCATGCCTTTCTTTATCTTCGGTAGTTTAGAATGGTATTTCATCTTGCTCCTGTATTGCATGTTCTGAATCAATAGGATTGAAAGCAGGGATGCCCCATACATTTACTCCTTGTCCTTTTAGTTTTATAAACTTATGCAACCCATCTAACTTACGTACTTCGGCTATGATCTGTCCTGTGTTAGTGTAGTGGGTAAACTTTTGTCTTAATAAATAAGCGTGTAAATCTTTAAGTCTAAAGAAAGTTCTACGCACATCTACCATTTTACCTTTTACTTCTTCCATGTTTGATTCAGTCCACGGTTTACGTAAAAGTATATCTTCCTTGTTTCTTGCTTGTGCCCGGTCAGTACAAAACTCCTGGAGGTGAGCTAAAAATTGACCGGACACAGAGCCGTCGTTTGACACTTGAATTAACAAAGCTTTCGCCATTTTACTGTTAATCAATTGTTGCCAATCCGGCGCTTTCATTAAAGGAGGCATGATGTTTATAACTTCCATACACCTTTTTTGAAACTTGGTTTGTATCTGTAATTCTTCTGTTGTTAATTGTAATTTAAGATCTGAGTGTGGATCATTTTCAGATGGTATTTCTAAAAACCATATAGGTGGTTCTGTGCACAACTTTGATAAAGAACCTAGCTGCAATGATACATTAGCTGCACCTACACCATGCTTTCTACTTTTACAAATAGTCACATTACAAAAAGGAGCAATTGGTTGATCTTTACATTTGTATTGATAATCTTTTTTGTTTAATGTTTTAATTAATGTACTTACTTCTGTGTGAGGTAAAGGTGGCTTCATATACTGCAAGTTATGTTTGACTAACATTTCTTCCCAGTTCTGATCATCAAATTTTTTTAAATAAACACCAAGGTTAAATAGGCCATTGTTACGACCACCTTCTGGAAATCCCTGGCTACACAAAGCTTGTAAACACGGAGGTCCATCAACAATATCTTCTGATTTAATTGCACCAATTGAGTCAATATCACTGACACTGTACTTCTCGTACATCTCAAAAAATTCTTCTATAGTCGCTGCTGTAGCATTATCTTTTATTGCATAGCGAACTGATTTATCACTATGAAAATATGGTAGATTTAAAAAATTACCTAAATCACCTTTTTCTGGTTGTATACCAGATTGTTTAGGAAATACTTCTGAGTCAGATTGACCTAAAGATGCTGCCATATCGATTAGTTTTGTTCTAACTAATTTAGAAGCAATAGGATTTTTCATAAATAAAAATAGGTGTGCACCACCACTTTTTGATTTACAATATACTAAAGGTAGTCCTAATTTTCTTATTCTTGTAATAAGAGAACGATGGTCCAAAGGATAAGTATCAATATCAAGGCATCCCCACTTAGTAGTATTATCAGCCCTAATAGGAATAATCCCAAGAGACGGGCCCTCGCCCTCCAAATGTTTTTCCCATAGCTCATGGGTAACCTCCTTCCTTACCATGTAAGATTTACCTTGCTGTTTGCCGTCAGCACGCGAGCCTTGCGGCTGGTGCTGACCATAGGCAATATCTAAACCTTCAAAAATAGATTTAAACTTCTCAACTTTCACGAACCCTCCAGTTCTAATTAATGGTTAAATTAAAACGGTACGGATTCGTCGTCTACTAGTTTAGGCTTATCAGTTGTGATTTGTGGAGCAGCTGGTTTAGCATCTACAGATCCACTAGCAGCGGATTGTGCGAAAGCTTTACTTTCACCATATATAGAAGCATCAGTTACCTGGTCACCTTTCTCAATTGAAAATCCAAACCAACTTCCTCTATCATTAGATTCACTTACCGAAGCTAATTGGTAAGTAAATGCATATGTAGGAGGAGTAAACATACCCTGTGGACCCTTAATTTTTTGTGAAAGCATTAAGCTGTTCCAACGTCTACTCTTTTTGAGTTGACTTGAAGACATGCTAATCACAGCATTCTGGTATCCACCATCAGCATTTAACATTAAGACATAATGATAAGCTGTTTGAACGATATGGTTACCATTAGGTAACGTCATTTTACCGGTCATAGGATCACGTTTAGTTTGTCCAATAATGCCACTTTCAGCATCATGAGAATCAATAAACCCTCCACCTTGTTCTCTAGGTTTCCACTCTACGTATTTGAGGTGGTAGAAAACAGGTATAACTTTGAGCATATCGAAAGTTTCCTGTGTAACTGTGTTAAACAGTTGCCCTGCTTTTGCTGATTCAAGATACTCAGCTTTGGAAGGGTTAACTTGTGGGCTTGATGTTTGCAAAATGCTAATGTAAGGAATAGCTGTATCCCTTGCTAGATTAAGCGTACCAAAACCACTCATTGACTTAGAATCCTCTGCGAGAACCGCAAGGTCTAAGGTAGTCTCTTTAGTTTTTACTGCTTTATTCATTATTATTTACCTTATTCAGATTTAATTGTTGTTTTGTGTCCAACGAAAGCGCCTAGAAGATCCATAGGAAGTTCTACACCTGCTTCATATTGTTCACGGACGAAAGCGCGGAGGGTGGAAGGTTCGACCCACTCGCGTTGTGCAGACTCATATCCTCTCTCACTGAGATCAGTTATAAGTTTACTAGCTTTCTCATCTTCATTCCTTCCAAAGCTACAAGTGACTTGGTTCTTTACTAAATCCCCAAATCCATTGTCTCTTAGCCAAGTATAAACTTTCTCTCTATTTTCTTTTAATGGAGTAGCTGAGTAATACTCGGAAACTTTTATTTTACGACCATCAGCTAATTTTAATTCTGATAATCCTACTTCAGCAAAAAGACTAGGCAATACTTCTTCAGAAAGTTTTTTTGCGTAATTTTCTTTTGCTTTTAATTGTTCTTTTATAGCATTTATTTCTGCTTGTGTTTCTGCAATGTCTGTAGCAACTGCACCAATTTTACCCATGTTGTTTTCTGGTATAGCATTTGCGTCTTCTTGCATTTCTTTAATTAAGTCTGTCATTCTAACCTTTCAAATCTATTTCTATATCGTAGTATGCTTTGTCATCACGATCCCATTTAAGAACTTTAAAGAAACCGTTATTAACTTTTGCTGCAACAGCTGCAGCAACAGCAATTATAGCAGGGTCTCCAATTAAAAGCAAGTAGTCATCGTTATTAAAATTTTTTAATTCTTGTTTTAATTTAAAAGCAATAGGTCCGGATGATAAAACTATTTGTCTATTGTCAGGTAATAAAACTTTTAAATCTCCAAATTTCTCAGCAGATCTAATATTTCTACCCATTTCTTGAGTTACATAAACTGTCATATTTTCTTCTTTCTTGACTTTGTATATAGAACGTTATATAATAAAAATCAAGAATAAAGAAATATAAAATGTATAAATTTAAAACTGAGCCTTATCAGCATCAAAAAGATGCATTAACTAAATGTTGGAATAAAACATCGTTTGCTATTTTTGCAG